TGCATCAATATCCATATTGTAATCTCCTGCTGTAATAAATATATTGTTCTTATATATATTATCTGTTGAATTATCGCCTGGTGCATATTGAAGTAAATCAGTATTTAGAGAATTAGTTGTATTAAAGAATAGATTATTATACGTTTTTAAATCTTTTACCTTTAATGTCATTTGTCCATCTTTTATAATATTATGATGAATAGGTGAATTTGGTAAGCTAATAAGTGGAGCCTTTACAACAATCCCAAGTCCCCATCCCAAAATAAAATTATAAGCAATTTCAAAATTATCATTACCCCAATTACATACACCATGATTAGAAGTTGGAGTCTCAACATATAACCCATTTCCTAACACTAAATTATTTTTAAAATATCCTGTGAAATTGCCCGTTGTGGCAAATGTTGAATCCCCTATACTTATCCCACTATTACTTGTATGTTTAGAAACAAAAATAGAATCAGATATGTACAATACAGCAGGATTTACTGTTGAGGCAATATCCATAATTGATCCTGCTCCTGTATGAATAAATTTTAAATATCTTGCGGTTAATGTTTTGCCTCTCATTTGGATTATTGGAGATACGGAAGAGCAAGTAAATTTTATTTTATATAAATTCATAGAAGTTGAAGAATCTGTGTTAGACTTGATATAATATCCGCTACTAATTAATTCATCATGCTTTGCAACAAACGAAGCCTCCGTATTTACACTATAATAAGAAGTGCATATTCCCTTATTCCCATAAGATATTATATTCCCTTGCGTATATCCAGTCCCATAAACTGCATAATCAACATTTAAGAATTTATTATATTTTATAGTAATATTACTTCCACTTTTCAGCGATTTAATAAATCGTGCTTCATCCGGCCCTTTGTAATAACAATTTTGAATCAAAGTTGTACTGTTATTTTCATCAAGGTAAATAGGATATAAGCAATCCTTAAATACGCAATTTTTTATTTCTGTTGTATAATATATCCGTATAGAGTAGGCTGTGCTTCCAGTAAAATAACAATTATTAACGAGAGACGATGTGGCTGTTATTAATAAAGGTCCAAATGTCGCTTCAAAATATAATCCTTTAATATATATACTTGTTCCATTTACAAGCCAGTTATAAGCAGTAGCCTTCATATTAATAATTTTATGAAAGCCGATTCCTTGAATATTTTTAGAATAAGAATGAGAATTACCATCCATATCACTTGCTCCGGTCATACAATACATAACAGTTGTTGTATTAGTATAAGCTGTACCAAATGTTTTATATGGATGTGCTTTTGTTCCGTCACCTAAATCGCTCCCATTTAACGTATCGAGCCATGTCGCAGTTACATCTTCGGTAGGTACTCCGAAATAAGTATTTGCTTTTACTATATCCGAATCCGATAAAGTGCCGTTAGCCATAAATATCTCTAAAACTCTCGGTTCGTATACTTGAGCATCATCACTATCAATCACCTCATCTACGTGTTTGCAGAAAATCTTATTAGCATAATCAACATTTTGATAGAATACACAGAATGGAAGGGCGTTAGGATCACCACCTGCATCATATAGGAAATTATTAATATCGGCAGCTATCAAAGTAGCATCTCCAACAGGTGCGGAAATAGTAGCAGCACTCTTATAAGGGAGTCCCTTTGTCCAATCATCTGCAAAATCCTTACCTGTTATTGTAAAGTGCCTGTCATTGCCTGATATGTCAACAAACGTATCTCCGCTTATTGTACCGTCAAGAAAGAATAAACTTCGTGCCTTCCAGTAACTACTCCACGACTGCGAGCTGCCTGTCTTCATTGGTATTCCGCCTGGTAAAAATGTCCATCCCATATCTTTAAGTTTAAATTATTTCACAAAAATCAATATCAAATTTACGATTTTTTGCTGAATACTCAGCACGATTAATAACAAACTTTCTCGGAATATAAGATACGCCAAATGTACTTGTGCTAAAATTAGTCGCCACTCCGCTAGCTGTCTCTAATCTTATACGCCAGTCATTTGTAGTAGTTGCCTGAATAATAATTATATTATCCCCTGCGCTAATAGCATCTCCTATTACAGTATCCCCCAATCCTGTCTCAACTAATTTAAGAGTAGGCATTGTACCGCTATTCAATGTCATAGTGAAGCAAATGTAAATATCTACACTATCTACAACTGCGAAAAGATCAGTATTACAGGTAGCAACCCCGCTGGTATTGATTGCTGAAGTTATTTCTGTTCCAACACTTGTGAATATCTCATATGTGGCAGATGTCCATAATGTAGGCTGTGCAATGAATCCCAGATTGCTATTTAATATATCTTGATAATGTCCTATCAGATTAAGTGCTGTCGCTGCCGTACCTGTTTCAAGTATTGCCATTTGAACTAATTGTTTAGGTCTTGAGTATTGGTCAGCTATCTCGTCCCCTATTATCTCAAGTAGTGGTTTACTTTCAGACCCTCCTCGGGTGTTCCAGTCGGTTGAATAATCTAATACAGTTGATACGTAAGTAGCTAATGACCCTGCAAACTGTTCAACTATATTATCTATATTAGCATCTACTACATCCCCTAGTATATAATCATAATCTAAATCAACCCCATTAATAGAATTGGTTTTAATATAAGTGTTTTGTGTTATTTCTTCAACATCTTTATACTCTCTTCTTTTTTTCCATTTAGACCATACAAATGGGAAATAAGATTCTTTATATTTTTTTACTGTTATTTCGTCAGAAGTAGCATAAAACTTAATATTTTTTATAGCTAAAAATACATCTGTCTCATCATCATCTAAACTATATATTTTTATTGTGTATGTATCTGTTGCTGGTATTCCTGCAATTCGTCTTTTAAATGTATACCATCCATTCAATCCGATACCTGACGGTATGGCACTTAACAAAACATGGTTAGTCGATGTATCCCAATCGCAATATTCTAAATCAACATTATAAAGCCATTTACTAGTACTATCTGAAATTATATCAATATATATATATCTTGAGCTTGTAGCTGATCCCTTTGTATTTAATATAGCAAATTCAAATTCAAGACTCAAAGCATCAGATGAGATCACAGCATTAGTACTAAATTGCTGATATATATAATGGTCTAATGTAGGATAGTTATTATGGTTAGTTAGTAATACTCCATTTGCCTCAACGATCAAAGCATTATTAATAGGTGCTATTGTCTGACCTCCTGATCTTGTCCATTCCTCTGCATTTATACCTGTTATAATAGTCCCTGAGAATTTATTGCTTGAAAATTCCCAGTTATTAATCCAACTCTCTTTGTTTCCGTAATCCTGATATATGTTAATTGTCTTTGCAGGTCGCTGCACCATCAAAGCACCTCCCGGAACCTGCCTTAATGTACTCGAATGGCCTGACCGATTAATATATTTAACTGAGGTAAAGCTTGTTGATGATTTGGTTATAACCGCTGTAAAAATTCTACCGTAAACTGTTGCGCCTGTTAATTCCGTAGGTCGATAAAGAACAAACCCCCCGTCTTTATGTATAATGCAAGCATTGTATTTTTTGAGTAATTCTTTAAGCACCTCATAACAATACATATCTCTAAAAATATCTACATCTATCTTTATCTGATCCAGCGGGGAGTCGTCCGTTGAGTCATCCATAGATTCCTCATAAAGATTAATGTATTCAGTAAACCCGGTATATCCCAACTTACCAAGTATATCTATTACTATCTGGCTCTCAAGCCTGCGACCATTATAATAAGTATCATCAGGTTCGGCTGTCTCATACTTATATAAAGCGTTTTTAAGCTGTTCTAATCCGCAAGAAGCTACAATAGTCACCGGATAAGGAACATCGTTATAAGGCTCTGTATAGTTTCCTGTTATAATATACCCAGTCCAAAAAAGCACAGTATTTTGATATGCCTTAACTCTAAAGTGTAAATCCTCCGTAGAATATAAGTCTATCAGAGCAAAGTTAGTCTCTGACCACACGGTAAGATTTAAACGGCTCGTTTTGATAGGATCAAATACATCGTCCGAGTCATTGTTCCATTCAAACAAAATAGGATCACCAGCACCCACTAAAGTAGTCACACTTCCGGCAAAGGCATCTTCCTCAACCTCAATTTTCCACGAAACACCATACATATCATCAATTTCGCAGCGATATTTAGTTGCCCATGCCATTATGATCGTCTTAACATTAAATTAATTTTATTACCTGCTAACTCGGCCACTAACTGATCATTTAATAAATTACCTGCTGACCCTACCGAAGCGGAAGCAGTTGATCCCCCTCCACCTGAGCTTATTAACTTACTTGCATTACCTCCCAATATATTACCAATATTTAAAGCCACTCCGGCACCTGGAAAGATTGCTGACAATATTGCTAAAAAAGCAGCTTTAGCGATCAGTTCCATAACGAGTCTTTTAAGCCCTGTGATAGCTCCGTCAATCATTCCTTCAAAGCCTAACTTAACATCAGAAAAGAATCCTGCAAATGTGCTTGATAAGTCAATTAAGGCTTGCTGTTGTTCTGATATGCCTTTAGTAAAGTCGTAAAATGGTTTGTAATCTGGGGCGCCAGCAAGTTCGCTTTTAATATCTGTTCCCGGAAGCCCGGTTAATGGATTTAATTCCGCTTTACCTAATGGTTTGTTTTGTGATTTAAGCTTATTTAATTCATTAATCGCTGCAAGTCTTTCTTTTTGTTTTAGTAAAGCAGCTGCATTTTCAGCAAGTAACTTATTTTGCTCTTCTAATGTTATATTGGTTCGTCCTGTCTGCATTGCATAAGCTTGAGCAAACGGAAGATCAGATTGCATTGCTAAGCCTATATTATTAAACCATCCTGCTATTCGTTGAAGTAATCCTGATTCACTTGTTTTAACGGCTATCCCTGCTTTAAGATTTTTAAATGCTGTCCCGATAGACGCTACTTTAACGGCAGTAGTGTCAGCAACATCACCCATAGATGTTAGTTCTCTTCTTATTATTACTCCGGCAGCTTCTGCAAAGTCTCCTGTTTTTGCTACTTCATTTTGTAACTCAACCGCACTAATGCCAAGATTATCCATCACTAATACAGACTTTCTGCCTATACCTGTAATTATCGAATCAACTAAATAATCAACCGATTCTCCTGTTTGTATAGCTCTCTTTGTGGCAAATTCAAAGTATGTAGCTAATTGTGATAATGGTATTTTAAAGTTATTTGCCTGAACAGCTTTTTTCATTAGCGTTAAATCATCAACAGTCCCCCTTGTAGCTAATCTTAATCCTTGCAATAACCCTGGAGCCCCTAAATTTTGGAATGCCGTTTTTACACCTGTTATTTCGCCTCCTAATTTAACGAGGTCGAGAGTTATTTTCCCAATAGCAGCGATGGCAATACCAATACCAGCTGCCATTAATGGGCCCATTTCAGCAATACTCTTACCAAAGTTTTTTATTTTGTCTTTAACTCCCCTTAATTTAGAGTCAACTTCTTTGGTGTTAAGTCCAAGTTTCGCTTCAAATCTTTCGCTCATCGTCTTTTATTTAAAATATCCTTTGCCCTGTCTTTTAAATTTTCAATCTCTTCTTTGGTTAGTTTCTCCGGCTCGTTATCAATACTTAATTTCATATACTCTCTTACATTATGAGGCTTTGCGCTTTGTTTAATATTCGGATTACCTGCTATCTGCACAAAACAAATCTCTCTCATCGGCACTCCCACAAACCTCTCCCAATTTCTCCAATACCCTGCTATCGCATAATTCAACTCTACAAATGTGCTATTGCGCCACTTTGAACGGCTCCACTGTAATTCTCCCATCGCAAAACTTCTTAACTCGTCCCATGTTACTTTTTTTTTTCTTCTTTCTTTCCTGACATCTTACCTAGTAAATCCTGAACGGCCTTTAAAAACATAGCCTGTGAATCCTTACTCATGTGTTCCATCCAATAGACCGCATGGTTAAGATCGTACTTCTTACGCTTACCGTTCTTCTCACAAGCAACCGTATACCCAGCAAATAGAATAGCTACATTAACATCATAAGGATTCTGTGTCTCTACCTCCCATAAGTCACATCCAAGTATATCACACGCATCCTCTAGTGTTCCTATCTTAAAGATAAAATCAACCTCTTTTTCGGTTATGACTTTCCATGTTTTAAATGGTACTTTTATTTTCATACCCTAAAAGCATATATTTTACTTAAAGACCAGTCTGCTGCTGCCACGTTATGAAAATTCAAATTTACCGTAGCGGTAGCGGTTTGTGTTAAAGTAATTGAGTTAACACCTTCAGTCATAATAACATTATTCGATCTGACAGAAGGAATATCATCTAGCAACCTCACCGTAGGTGCAGCCCCTGAGTTCAATGTAAGAAATGTTACTACCTGAACACGACCCCCTATGGTTACATCAAATGTATTACTCTTTACATCAGCATCACCAGCTAAATTAATTGCAGATGTTATCGCAATACCATCTACTGTAAGAGTGTCATAATCATTATATGTACCGTCTGGATCGGTTATTAAATTCGGGAAAGCAGCATTAAGCATCCATGCCGCCCCATCAAAGGTAAAAGACCCAGATATGCCAGCGGCTTCTTCTTTTGGCGCACTGACACTTAGATTCTTTTGTCTTGCCTCCCCAACTATCGGATAACCTCCGCCATCTATAAGCAGCACACATGAAGTTCTCCCTGTTATATACGTTATCAAGTCTTCAGCACTAAGCCCTGTAGTACTATATAACCCATCAAAATCACAAGTAGCCCTGCGAGTTCCATTGAGATGTTCTTCCCATCCCCCTGAATCCTTTGTTGTAGCATCCGGTAAATCCTGCTCCCATGTTACGGTACAGGTCTTCTGGTAAGCGATCAGCGTACCGTCCGCATAAACAAGTAGATCAGTGCCGTTGATCTTTGCCATTAGATAGCTGCTATTGCACCGTTACCAACTAACGACCCTGAGAACGTAGCCACATCCTCGACTGCTCCGGTTATTGAGCAGTTTTTCCATGTTGCTGATCCCGTCCATCCTGTTGCTGCTGCTGCCGAAGTTCCAAACTTAACAGTCGTGTCTGCTGTACGTGCCACGATTGAGGCGATAATCTCATCTGCTGTAAAGCCTGTACCTGTAGCATCAAAAGCACCATCAAAGTCTATTGACCATCTGCGTACTCCATTAATGTGTTCTTCCCATCCAGCACTCCCCTTAGTGGTTGCGTCTGGAAGATCTTGTTCTACATTTAGGGTGCAATTCTTTGAGTAAAGAATAACATCCGACCCTGTGTAGATTGTCATGTCTGTTCCATTGATTTTAGCCATTGTTTTAAGTATTAATTATGATTCCTCTATTGTTAGTGTAAAATTTAAAACCTTTAACGTGATTGTATTTGTCTCTGAGATAAAAGCATCCGTTAATGAGTTATCAAAAACTATTGATATAATATTGTATCCCGACATTGTTATTTTATTACGTGTCCTCACAAGTTGAGCAACTGAATCAGAAATATTATTAACAGGTACATAAGAAGCCCTATTTCCTGTTCCTGATGCGTATATCTCAACTGTTATCGAATGTCTTGTTATATAGGTGTCTTTAGTGCTTTCCTCTAACTCTGATGATCCTGTCTGTCCTGCTAATAGAATGTAAGGCATTGCAGCGTTTTTAGGCACAAAAGAATAAACCGGAACAACAGAGCCGCCATAACTGACCTTAGTATTCAAAACTCCATAGAGCCATGTTCTTATTAGTCCTGATGGGTCTTTCATTTGAATCCCATTTTATTAAGTTTATTAGTCATCTCTTTTACTCCCATACGTGCAGACTCAAATAAATATGGATGTGCTTTCGAGTTTACTTTTCTCCCTGTTTCCCCTTTCCATTGCATCGAGTCTACTCCAAACATAGTTTTAACAAATGAAGGAACCACAACAAGATCACCTGTTCCCCATTCTCTAAATGGTGCATACTCTATAATGTTCCCAACTGATCCACCTAACTTATCTGAATTAACCTTTATATGCATTTTACCAGCAAGCCCAGCTGCTCCATAATCCTTCGGGGCAAACCTAACAGCCCTGCCATGTATATCATAAAGAGTCTTATGTACTAATACCTGAACCTCATTACGAGTCTGACGACTAAGTTTTTCAGTCCATCGTTTGAACTTAGCTTGCTCGCTGGCAGATATTGATATGTTAATTAACCTAGACATAAGCTATAATAATTTGATCATCTAACTTCTCGCTAGGGACAACCGAATGAATAGTATAATTCTCAGAGTTCCACACAATTCTATTGTCCGTTGTTACGGTTGTACCTCTTCTTATTGTAAATTCAACTGCTAACTTATACTTAACACCTCCCTGATCTAAAGACCGGGACTGGCTCAATGGTTTGGCCTGTGCCCATTCACTTAACGAAGTCGCCCATGAAACGACCCCTCCCCCCTGACTGTCTGACGTGTCAGTCGGAGCCTGGATGGTAATATAATGCCTCCTTTTTGCAGTTAAAACCATAGTTTTTTTCTATAATTTGATGCTAATTTTTTACTCCCATTGCTAAGTACCGTCCCGCCTTCTGTTGATATGTCTTCTCTCATCTCATAATCTGTCACAATTTGCTTTAGGATAGCTTGTTTCAATGCACTCGGAAGTGTCTCTGTATTCTCATGTCCATATCCGGCTGTATATTCAACTCTAAGCGATGCGGTTGCTTTAAGCCCCGATAACCATAATGTTGATACTTTAATAACAGCATCCTGATCTCCATAAACCCAATAATCAGTATTCAGGACTAAAGCCGTCTCCGTACCCTCTTCGTCAATCCTATAAACAGCATCAACTGATATAATAGGGCCATAAGGTATCTCTAAAAGCTGATCCGTAGGCATATGAAGCCATGTAGTATGGATTGTCTTTTCCCCAAATGAAGATGATGTATATTTTTCCAGTGCCTCGCGAGCCGACTTGATAAGAATAACAAACAGCGCATCTTCTGTTGATCCTGTCACCTTACAGAACAACTTAGCCTCAGTGCTTGAGACTGGTTCTGTACTTAAATCTGTTTTTATCCTTACCTGTAAATTTTTCATCTTCTTTTATTTGGTTTTTTATTACCTTCGTAAATCTTAACAAGCCCTCTGAATGCTAGTGACTTATAACGTCTTTCAGGGACTACTATAATATCACCCTCATAAAGTTCGTCCAACATACCTTTGTAGTCCTTTAAAACAATAACAACAACATCATTGCCACTAATAACACTTTCCGATTTCATTGGGATAGTAGTAGTTATCTCTTTCTTTTCTTTTTTGCCTGTCTTTAATGACTCAATTACAATCTTTTTTTTCATAATTTATTATCTATTATGTTATTAAAAAATATATCCATATTGTTTAACTCCTTATTTTTACCCGCCTCTATTTCCTTACTTCTTTTAAGACATTTAAAGGCGGCCTCTTTATAAGCTTTTTCATCATCCAGCGACTTAATGGCCTCTATCCAAGATAAAGGACTCTCAAGTCTGCAAAATATACCAGCATCACCTAGCGACTCCCTTAGCCCCGGAGTGGGTGCTGCGATAACCGGAATGCTTGAGCACATAGCCTCAACCGCTGTACGTCCGTATGACTCATAAATAGAAGGCATTAACAGAATGCGGGTCTTTGAATAAATCTTTTTTGCGTCAGGGGTATTTGATATATAAGATACGTTTTTAAGTGCTCCTTTTTCTTGCGTACCATAATCACCCTCAACACCTAAAAACTGATAATCAGGCATCAACGCAGCAAGCTCATGAAAGAATCTCCCTCCTTTTCTTTCAAACAGATTAATAAGTGTAATCTTATCTCCTGGTTTTGTTTTGTATCTCTTTATATCTACCGGAGGATGTACCACAATACCGGGATTAGGATAATTCATGTCATCCCTCGTAAATTCAGAATTGTAAATAACATACACAAAACGCCCCTGTCCTTTTGGCCTGTTCTTAAGTTTTAAAATAGTATAATAGTTTGAGTTATGTATGATCTGCACAAATGGGGTATTATAATATCCGCAAAGGTTTAATACTCTCCCTGACTGCTTTAAGTGAGAAATAACAATGTCACTCGTATCAACCTCTTTTCTTATCCCGTTGTCTTTGATTACCTTTATTCCTTCAAATTCGTATGGTGTCACCCCTGGGACTATAACCTGAATAGAATGTTTTTTGCTTACAAGTGATTTTAACATCTCGTGTAGCATCCATTCTGCTCCTGCATTATGCTCCGGCGGATAACCGTGTACTATTGCTGTGATCTTCATAATTTTTTATAATATGGGTTATTAAATATATCGTAAAACGTTTCTTTCTTTGCAAAATCTGACCATCCCTTTCTTTGGTAACTAATCATCGGATAAGTCATGTAAAAATTATACCTCAATGCTACCCTTCTGACCCATTCATCAAATACCCAAAACTGGTTAACATTGTAATATTTTAAAATATGATCTATGAACTTCTTACTCAGAATAACCGAGTGCATCATCCACGCCCCGTTAACCTTTATTAGATTGTCCGTTATTCTTGTCGGGATAGTCGTCAGGTTACACCCTAAAAATAACATATCCCATCCTAAAG